CCACCGTACCAACTGCACCTGAAGCATTATCCCCTGTCAGTCCAAAACTCTTGGCTGGACTGACTGACCCTACCGAGCCACTGGCAAAAACTCCTGACAGCGCCCGAGCATTGGTGACCAAAAGCGTGCCAGCAAATCCTGATGCCGCATCGCCTGACAACCCCACCGATACACTAAAGCTGATCGACCCAACCGCTCCGCTACCGCCAACCCCTGAGAGCGCTACAGTGATATTAGGCCCGACAGACCCTACGTTACCACTTGCTCCATCTCCCGTACCAGCCTCAGACTCAACCGCTACGACTGTCCCTACATTTCCTACACCACCTACGCCCGTTAAAGCGATGGTGATATTGGGGCCAACTGTTCCTACATTACCCGAGGCTGGGTCTCCTGTGAGCGGTAGAGTACCGCCCCAAGCTCCATCACCCCAGTTGCCATAGCCCCATGTTAATGCCATACATTATGTTGTTGACAAACGTAGTAATGCTGAAGATGTCGAGTTGGAAGGCATGGTCAATGTAAACGTACCCGCCGTGATGGTCTGTGAACCAAATGTATGTACTGAAACAGCTTTGTTGGAACTTGATGAGTTATAAATCAACACCGCATCAAAAGCAGTCGTCACTGTCAAAGCCGTCCACTGAAAACTCGCAGTAGGAGTCCAATAAGCCACGCCCGCCGTAGAAGATGAGTTGGTAGCAATCGGACTTGTACCATTTGTCACCGTCACACCACCAGCCGTATATCCAGTACCTGAAGTGTTGGTCACCTCACCAGTAGTAGAGTACGCAGTTGTGGCCGCATTGACAGTAGCAGATGCAAAGTACAACGCTGCTTTGAATGTATTACCAGTACCAGTGGTAAAGTTGTGAGTGGCTGTCATCAGCTCACCCATGAAAGAGGTACACATACTCTGGGTATTCGCCATTTTAAGCTCCTTAGAATGTTTCTACCGTACCCGAAACAAGGGACGGCATTTGTTTTAAAGTCACATGAGCAGAACGGTGAACCAACTCACCATCAAGATAGTACTCATCCCATGTTGTGTACTCAATATCATTGTCGATAAACCCGGGTCTATGCTCCAACAATGAAGTATCCATGTCGCCTTTGGTGGTTGTGATAATCAATTTGAACTCCTGATTAAAGCTGCCGTCGCCGTGTTTGCTGGCATTGTAATGGTGAAGTTTGACGATGTTTTGTCAGAACCAAAGTCCAATACGCATATTGATTTATCTCCTTTAGAGTGGTTATAAATCAAAGCACATCTCGCTGTTACTGATGCATTGAATACTACATTGGAAAAATTAACATAAGCTACATAGCCAGAGGTATTGATTGTGACTCCAGTCATGGTCACTCCGCCGGCTGTATAACCTGTTCCGCTTGCTTCATTTGTACTTGAATATACCGTTGTAGCATACCCTAAACTTGCATTACCAGTATAAAGCGCAATCTTAATCGTATCTGATAATAGATTATGCACACCCTGATAAAGCTCAGCCTTGAAGCTTGTGGTTTGAGTTTGAATAATACTCATACAACAGGCTGCCTATACTGTCCGTCACGATAAGCATCCATACGGAGCTTGCCGTCACCCAAGTTCTTAAGGGATGCCATAGATTCTGTATAACGGGTTTTGTAGAGCGTGATCATGTCTGCATCCGCTTTAATGTATGTTGCCGCCTCAAATAGAGTTCCATTCAACAAAGCTGAGTCAAAGTTATCACCCAGCCAGGTTTCTCCATTGGCATTAGTAACAGTAGCAACCGTCAAAGCCAAGCCGGTACCACCCGTTATTGACGCACTTAATACATCACCTACGGCAAAATAACATCCCTTGCCAATTAACGTTACAGAAGTGATAACCCCACCGCTAACAACAATAGTAGCAGTAGCGCTATTGCCAGTCCCGCCAGTAAGAGCAACATTGTAATAAGTGCCATTGGTATACCCCGAGCCAGCATTTGTTATCGTCAGCGATCCTATAGCCGCTTGAACAATTGATGCTGGATAATAGTAATAGTGCAATTCTGCCGTATACGCCATATTAGGAGTTGGTCCTAAAATGAGCGTCAATGCCGATTCATTTCCTGTTTGCGGTCCAAATATAGCGTAGTGCTTAGGCTGACCCGTCACATTTGTATTGGGATAAGCCTCTCTAATAAAGTTCACATCTTTATTCAATAAGAATAAATAAGAGTTGGTCGCACCAGGAGGAGCTGGATATCCAGTCGTAGGATAAATAGACAACGAATAAACAGACAAAAAATCTACTGGAAGAGATAGATACTGATTGCTTGGCGTAATTGATCCAGTCACATTTTTTCGTAAACTTGGCAATTGCACCGAGTTATAAATCCTCTGTTCGCATTGCTCAATCATACGATTGAGATCAAGCGTCGGGAAATTATTCTCGATGTAATCGTTTACAGCAGTGACCAGTTCACTATAAAACATATTAAGCCATTGGTCCTCTAGCTATTCTTCCACGCTCTGCGGCACCATTACCCCTGGTTTCTTCACCAGAAGTCTTGATCTCATCATTATTACCAATGGATACTCCGCCATTCAATGGTGTCCAGTTATGGCGAGTAGGCATCTTAGCTGCTAAGCCTATGTCTGGATGATCTGGATTTTCTTCAATAGCGCTAACATTGAACCTTTTGCCATTCATATGGTGAGGAGCTGCATATTCATCTGCAGGACCATTGTATTTACCCTTACCGACTTTAACGGCAGGACTATTTTTGGTTGTAGGTTTAATTTGTGTAGCCATTATCCACCTCTGCCACGTTGATTCATAGCGCGAGCCATGTTACGGCCTTGCATTTTCATTGATTCACCTGATACTCCAGCAATGCCGCCTTTAGCAAGCTTGCTCATTTTTCCGTGATGCATCTTTTTCTCGTGCTTATGCACTTCAACATCTGCAATCTTTTTAACTGTTTTCTTGTCCATATTAACTCCTAAGAAATAGTCACCGTTCCAACATACGTTGTCGCTATCAAATTGTTCGGCGTTAATCCACTGTCATTTAACGACGATCCACCAACAGGATTCCAGCCCCATTGTGTATCCCGTGAACCACCACCAGGATAACCTAAAGCATCAAGACCAGAAGCTTCATACGAAAGATCTGGCCTAGGTTGACGAACCGCTTGTGGATCATCAACAGGAAACATGCCCAATTGCAACTGCGGTTGATCTGGGTCCCAGCACTCATCACATACTTTTAGTTGATAGAGTTTAGTCTTTATAACCTCAAACTTCAACTGTTTTAACTTGTACCTTTGCCCACATCGATCACACTCGGCAATCGAGTATTTACCTGATGCAAAACGATTACCCATTAAGGACTACCCCCACCAATAAACTGCTGACGAGGTACAAATCTAATGGCTGCTTTCTCTCGATCTTCGCCTGCCGCTAAATTAAATTGTTCATCATACTGCGCTTTAAGCATGTCAATTCTGGGTGCCAGCTCAGGTACCTTGGTCGCTATATGATAAGCTAGGCCAGCGGCTAAAGAGGGTAGGAACCTAAAATTCATGTCGGAGGTATTCACACCTCCACCGGCATCTTGGACCCGTCTAAGCCGCCAATAGACAAATGTATAGGTTTGCGATCCATCTGGTGTCGGCCAAACCGTTACTGCAGGCAATTGAGCTACGTTGATTGCCGCAGTAGCCGCATGAATCGCTGCAGTGGTATTGTTTTGACCTCGAGAACAGTTTAAAAGCTGGTTCCCTGTAATGTATTGATAGTAAATAGTCTCACTATCGATAGTAATGTAGCCTTGAGCGGCTAAATTTACCGTAGAACTGATGGTAATTGTGGTATCTGTAGTACCTATTGACGAAGAAAGAGTAACAGCTGTACCCGTTTGATCATATAAAGGATTTGTTTCGCCAGATAACCTCTGTACCCATACTTGAATGGGCCTGGCTTGCGTTAATTTGTTAGGAATTGTGGCGTAAGTTGATACGCTAATCCTTGTAATTGTTAAATCTGACTGGTTGCTTGTGCTATTTGCGTTAGTTCTAATAACATGGTCAAGTAAATCAATCGTATCCGTGGGCAAAGGATAGGTATTTAACCCTTGAGTCAAGGTAAATGACCCTTGCTCAATGGTCCACATGTTAATACCACGGTTTTGCCACTCAATAGTCATTAGGTTCATGGATCTACGAGCTGTTCGTAGGTCATAACCTGTTCTCATTTCCCTGCCGGCACGCTCCCACGCTTCTTCAGCCACCTCGGTGAAGTCCATGTCAAAGGAAGTTGTGCCAGATGTACTCATTTTTTAGCTGTCTTAGCTGATTTTATAAAAGCTTGTTTTGTTGGAGCACCCTTAGTGCCTGGTTTACGCATACGCTCTACAGGCTTTCCCTCTGCCTTTTCACGTTTTATGCGTTCTCTCTTTTTGTGAATGTTGGCATACAAGCCAATATCACCACCCTTTTCAAATTGTTTTGAAAAATTTACCCCAAACCCGGTTCCTCGACCTGTCAATCCTTGACCCTTGGCGTTAGATACATTGGTATCTAAGTATGCCTCTAAGTTTGAAGTAGGACTTATGGGTTTATTTAAACTAAACCTACCACCTACACCTTGATAGTTTTTGGCTAAAGCAACGTATTTAGGATTGTATTTTAAAGATACATCTGGCAAATCTTCTGCAGATCGAACAGGGGCTTGCATACTTACATATTTACTCCGTTGATATTGATCTTCAGGAATAAATTCAGATTTATCTTGGGCTACTGGACCTTCATCTGATTGCACCAACCCCTCTTCTGCAAACTTTTTTATCTTGCCGCCCTTGCGAAATTGTTTAAAGTCCGTGTCATCACGGCGCTTTTTAATTTTCGCTTTGGGCATTTTGGATGGGTTAATAGCTCCCATTCCACGGCTAGACATCATAGCATTCTACCCTTGGTGTGGCCTTTGGTAGCGCAACCATCAGCTCGCTTGGATGCAGATGTTTTGCCGCCTTTTGCAAACTTTGAGCCTGGATAAGAGATACTCAATGATCCTGGACTATAAGGTTTGCGTGTGGCACCTTGAGTGGTTCTTGGTGCTTCGGGACTAGTACTTTTTCGGCCCCGCGTCACACCTCTCTCTAGCTCCATCATTTTAGCGGCTTCATTGGCTGCGTTTTCTTTCAACGCTTTTAGCGCCATATCTGATGTGCCTGATGGTGCATTACGCAACATTTCTTGGTACGTTGATGGGCTTGATGAAGATCCACGACGTTGTGCATTGAGGTAATCACGCAAATTATCATAGCCAGACGCTGCAAGCTGCTC